GAACCAACTTTGGCATCTGCTTCAAAACCTTCTTTAGCTGATTGTTGTGGATACTTAGCACCAAGTTCTTTAGCTTTCTCTGCACTACCTGCACCTGCTGGATTAGGAACCGGAATTAAGTTTTCTTCCATTTCTTCGTCGTCTGGAATGCCATTCTTGTTACGATCAAGACGCTTGCTGGCCGCATGGAATGCTTTGGCTTGACGATTGTATTTTTCAACTTTGCCTTTAACCGCATCTGGAATTGATTTTGGCTCTTCGTAAACCATGCCACTACCACCACACTCTGTACAAGCACGTTCACCGCCTCTCAGCGCACCTTCTTCAACTTTCTTGGCCTTGGCTTTTTCAGCCTGACTCTTTTTAAGATCTTTCATCTTGTCTTTGGCTTCTGACAGCAGTTCTTTAATCTTAATACGTTGTCCTTCGCTTAGTGTATCGCTGTTGTCCAGGTGATGTCCGTATTCGCTGAACTTCATTTCATACTCTAGGTAATGATACACACTGGCCAAATAGTCGGCAGCTTTGGTAATCTTTGCTTGTACCCATGCTTCCAGCTGATCATCATCTTGTAACTTCTGATACAATTTGTGTGAATAGTTAGCTAATTTGAACAAGTCAGCCTTGGCCATTGCACCTTCACGATCAGTTGAGCCGTGAGTGCCAATCACATCACTTTCAGGTTCAATCATTTCAGGTTCAGCATCTAGCTCTACTTCTGTGTCCATTTCTGTGTCCATTTCTGGATCTAAATTATCTAATTCTGCTGGCATGAGTATACTCCGTTATCTTTATATATTTAGCGTCTTTTGATTACAGCCGCTTCATTTGCTGGGCCACCAAATAGGCTTGAACCTTTGATATCTAGCCCGTTAACTGCGGTTCCTGACTTTGTTTTAGGCTGAACCACCTTGGGTTGCGGCGGTGCCTTTGTTCCTGATCCTGTTCCTGGACTACCTGTGTAGCTCTTCTTGCCACGTGCTTTGCCCGGGCTAATGTGCGGTGCATCCACAGTTCCGATATTAGCACTACTAGTGACACCTGCGGTAGCAGACTCGCTGATCGGAGCACCTGTTTCGTGTACTCCAATTTTCTTATCTGGATATTTACGTTCTAAAGAATTTGACACACGATTTGCTTCTTGACGTGAGCCAAACACTTTCCATGTTTTGCCGTTGATACTGACAGCATAGTTATTGGTTTCGTGTGCTAGTTCTTGTTCTAGTCCGCGATGATCATACCCACGGCTAAACCCTGTTTGACTATTATCGTAATCTCGTTGATAAGCATCGCGATTACGGTATCGCCCAATACCTTCGGTAATCAGTTGTCCAGGAGTTAGTCCTGTTAAATGTTTAATTTTCATTTTTTAATTCCTCTGTATCCCTTGCCTACTGCAAGCTCTCCGTTCATAAATTTAGGCAAACTGAACCACAGTTGGAACCATTCGTTAGTTCCGGGCTGTATGCCTTGCTCACGCATGATTCTTGCTTTCTCAGTACCAGTCACACTGATGTTACTTCCGTCGTAAGGTTGCAGGCCTTTAAACTCGTTAATGCCTGCCAGTTTCTTGAGACGTGCTATTTCATCCATTACTTCAAACTCGATCTCAACATCCAGCTGTGTTTTTTGTGTTGATCCTGACGTTCTGCCAAGAAGTTGCTTAGTCCGTGATCACCGTTTTGCTCAGCCATGGCAAATGTTATTTTGAAGATTTCTGCCATACGATCGCTGTCTGTCAGCAACTCAGTCAACATTCCATTCCAATCCGGCACAGCATTTTCATCTTCTACCTTGGATAGCATACTGAATTTGCTGTAGCTTGCCGGCGCATAAACTTGTAATGCACGTAGTTGTTCCGCAAATGTATCAATACTGTCATACACTTCGTTGTAAATTCTTTCAAACAACAAATGATGTTGATAAAATAAAGGACCTTCACAGTTCCAGTGAAAGTTCTGTGCCTTCAAAGCAAATGCATATTCGCTAGCAAAAGCAGTTTTAAGTGAAAGATGATATTTGTCGTGTTCCATTATTATACACCGTATTTGTTTCGTTTTGGTTTAACCACTATACTGGTTTTATTTACGTCAGCCATTTCTTCACTGCGTTTGCCGGTCCAGTTTTCAATAGTTCCTGCGCCAACCTGTTTGGCAGCGGCTTTGACCATGTCATATTCTTCTTGCGTGTATGAGCTAATCAATGGATCGCCACCGATCCAATTGTCCGCCGCCATCTTGGTGGGATATGTAGGAGCACCTGCCAAGGCAATACCCATTCGATAATTTTTGTACATGCTACCAGTTGCCATGTTCAAACCCGGAATAGTAGTGGCATTTCGCATTGCGGCTTTCTTTTCCTTGTCTATAGGCTTGGTTCCGCCCTTGCCTATTTTACCAGCTGATCCTTCTCTCAACGATCTTGCCACTGCATTGGCTTCTTTTAAAGATATATCTGCTTCAGCTTTTTCTTTTTTTGCTCTCACTTTGGGCTTGCTGAAATCCTGCATACGTGTTTGTGCCTTTTGCATTAGATCACGCACTTCGTCATCATCCAGTTCTGGATTCATTGCGTCACGCCATACTGCAAACTTTTCTTCTTCACTCTTGGATGGATCCATTAAAACGTCTCGCATGGGAGTAGCACGTGGCCCTTCTTCTTCACGACTTGGATCACTAGTGTCTTGACGAGCAATCACATTTAAACTGTTGAAACTAAACTGAATTTTTCCAGCTTTGTCTGGAACTCCGTTGTATTGCTTGACATAACTTAAACCTTTAACTTGATCTGCCCCCACTACCACAGTTACATCGGTATAACCATGGCGGTCTAATTGTGCCAGCACACGAGTCAAATCAGGCATCTCGTCTGTGGCAGTATGAAAAATATTTCCATGTTTTGGAAATACTTTTTTATAAATCTGCATTTTTTCTGCTGGCTTAATTGGATCGTCTTTGCCCACTGTGCGGCTAACAACAAAGTAAGGATCTGCACCGTGTTCGTCTGCGTGTGTGATAACACTACTGGCTAGGTACATGTGACCTTTGTGACCCATGCCTCGTCCCCAGCCCACCACAGCGGCTTTGCCTTCTCCAGTACGATTGAGAAATTCACGTAATAACATTAGTCTTTCCTCGGAGCCCAGTTGGCCTGATCGATAGTTTTGACAAACTGGCCGGGCAAATCGTATTTGAATTTACCGCCGGGATGAGCTTGTACATACCCTTCTGGTTTGGTTTGGCGGATTCCGCCGTGTGTGCCACTGCTTAATGCATTGATAACTTTTATTTTTTCGTGTGTTAGCAATTCAACAGCACTCAATACTGCATTCAATCCAGGATGATTTAAAACTTTTTCTGCTTGAGTATTACTTAATTTGGCCTGCGCCCATTGTGCAAACTTTTGCTTAACTCCTGCCACACGCAAATTCTGATTAAAGAAACTGTACAACACATCTCCGGGCTTGCTTAATCCAGGTTGTCCTGCAATAAAACTATCTATATCAGCTTTGTTTTGTTTGATAAATTCTTCAGCATGTTTTAAACCTTGCTCGTCAGTCTTCGGTGCATTGTCAACATACGTTGTACCCTGTACTATGACATCACCTTTGGATAATTTTTCTGCATTGGGATAACGGGTTTCATCTGCGCCGATGTGTGTATAGTAGCCTGTTGCGGCAACCATAACTTTGGCTTTGGCAATTTTTTTACCCAATGCACTACCTGCTGGGATGTGGAAACTTGTTATGTTGGGAGTGAAATCATACTCGTTGGTGCTGGGATTTAATACTGCCGGCTTTAATGGACTGAACAATATGCCGCCTTCGATATAGCCTTTCTTGGGACTGATGCTTTTAAAGTACGGCCATAAGTCTGCCAGTCCTTGTGCAAATGCCCTACGCTGGTCTTCCTGTCCCGGTTGTGCATTACCGGTGCCTAGTACAAACATGGCCACATCATCTGGGTCATTCATCATAGTAGTGACACCGCTCTTGGTATGTGTAGTGCCTCGCTTCAAGTAATCCCAAGCGTTCTTTGGGAACATGTGAAACACACCTTGTTCATCGCGGCCCCAATATATAACAGGACTGCCGTCCCATTTTAATTCTATTGATCCGCCTTTACTGGTCATGTGACGCAAACGTTCAATGGCGTGTAGGCCTCCTGTGCTACCATTGGTAAACACTAGGTCTTCAATATGTTGATATTTTCGTCCAACTGTGGCCGCCTCCATCAACGGAGTGGCAGGCCCCCTTAACGGAGTAGAAGTCCAGCTTGAACCAGTCACGGCAGCATCATGAACCTGTTTTTTAAGTGCAGGATCTTCTATGGACGCCATGATACTTTCAGCACTACCCAAGTGCTTACCAGTATGCCCTGGCCCTAGTAGTACTCTAGCTATTTCGTCCCAGTCGTCAGATATTAGATCTGCTTTCTTTCTGTTGGCATCTCTAGCATATAATCCTTCATCAGGCGACCACAACATGTTTTTAGCACTGGCCAATGCACTCATGACCACTTGCTTGTGTACACCTTTGTATGGACTACCTCTAGGTATCTGATGTTGATGGAACTTGGATACTTTTTCAGCTTTGCGAACAACTTTGATATCACATTGATAAAATTGTCCCTTGTATGGAAATTTGATGTGTACAGTTACTCCAGCTTTGTAAGTTGCTGGAACTCCGTTGTCTAATAGAAACTGTTCAAGTGCATTTCTAGCGGCTTTGTCATCGTCAGCTAACTTTTTGCTCTGAGGAATTTTAAAAAATTGTTTAACTTGATCCATGTCACAACTGACATCCAAGTCACCTGTTGGGTGTTCTGGCGTAGGGTCTGTGTTGGCACCACTGCCTTGTACATACAAAGGAAAACCTGCTTTACGAAGATACTTTTTAACTTGCGATAACAGTGCTTGCACCATGTCCGGAGTGGGATAAAATTCCACGGTCTCCGGCCAGATATTGCCTCCACCTTCTTTCAGAATAGGCTTTCTAACAGTAAGGAATAATTCGCGTAATAACATTAATTAGTCCTGGTATTTTTTGTCTTTCATGTGTTTGAGAAAATCGTCGTGTATTTTGCCGCAGGCTTCTTTCAACTGTTCTTCATCTAATTCGTTGGGCATCACTCTGATAGGGAATTTTTTAGAATACGCTTTGTAGCACTCTTTGATTGCTTCTGCAAACATTGTGCTCTGGATTGGTTTTTTATTTTTTACAAGACTCAAACACTTTACAATAACTGGATAAACGTGGCGGCGATATGTATGGTCGTCGTTGTGCATGAAATGCACTAGATCATCTGCTAGATCATAGTCTATCTCTTCTTTGTCGCCCGATTTTTTAATGAAGTCGTCTTCTTTAAAAGAGGTGTTTTCTAATAATTCTTGTATGCGCATAGTAAGCCCGTGTTAGCATGATAACAGAATACTCTGTATTTAGAGTATTTATCGCTTTCAGGATCAACGAACTAGGCTTTGATAATGCGCTCAACCTTGGCGACAGAGCCGCCTAAGTGCATTTTTGCCATCAAAAGATTGTTATCGCCCGTGATGTAGAAGTGTGTGCCGCCCCAACTGCGTGATTTGGTTAGATCTCTAACACAGCTCTTGGTCAGCTTGATTTTCTTGTTAGTCTCAGCCCAAGATATAAATGCGGGATTTTCTTGATTGGTTCTACCAAGTGTGACCCTGTATTCATAATTCATCTTGGGCATTATTATTGTGTCCGCTGATAAACTAGTATTAGGAGAGGGCTGACTAATATACTTGACTTGGTCCTTGTCAATGTTTGCTAGTTTGTCCACATCGGATTTTTTATTTGTGTAAACACTTATCCACGGGCTTTCTACACGCACATCGATATCTTTTAATTTGCTCAGTTGAGCTTGCAGTTTAAAAGCATGATCCAGCTGATCTTGTGTTTTAATAAAAGAAGCTCGCCAACTAGTTATGCTACGAGTATCATTCAAGTCCACACGTTTCAAATGTTCAAGAGCTTCCTCTATACCGTTACGAAACCAACCTGCACCGGGACATAACAGCACAATTTTGTACTGATATATCCCTTTGAATAACCGTGTTGTGGTCTTATAGTGCATTTTCGTCTAGTAGCGACACAACTGGGTCAACTGTTAGCAACTGTTGCTTTGGTTCCTTTGGTGTTGGAATCAACAGCAACTGATCGTTGGCCACAGTGATGTTTAGCAGTCCGCCATTCTTCAAATCACCAAACAACATCATCTTGGCCAACGGGCGTTTGATCTCTTTGTCAATAACACGTTGCAATGGACGGGCACCCATTTTAGGATCAAATCCTTTGGTAATGAGCCAATTAGTACTTTCCTTATCTAATTTAACCTTGATGCCTTTTTCTTTTACTTGGGCACGTAGTTCGTCAACAAACTTGGTAACAATCTTGGTCATTGTTTCTTTGCCCAGTTTGTTAAAGGTCATGATACCGTCTAAACGATTGCGGAATTCAGGAGTAAAGAACTTCTTTAAATCTTTATCGCTGTAATCTTTTTCCTGTGTACCAAAACCAATTGTATTCTTTTCAGCATCTGCCGCACCAGCGTTGGTAGTAAGAATAAGAATCAAGTTACGACAATCTGCTTGTTTTCCATTTGATCCAGTAATAAAACCATTATCCATCATTTGTAGCAAAACTGTTGTTACATCTGGATGTGATTTTTCTACTTCATCAAACAACAACACAGCATTGGGGTTTTCTTGAATTTGTGTAATCAAAAGTCCAGCATTCTCTTCGAATCCCACATAGCCTGGCGGGCTTCCAATAAGTTTAGAGATACTATGTTTCTCTTGGTATTCTGACATGTCAAAACGTAGCAATTTAACACCCAAGTTTTTAGCAAGGGCTTTTGCTGTTTCTGTCTTACCGCAACCCGTCGGTCCCATAAACACAAACGATCCAATTGGTTTGCCTTCGCTCTTAAGGCCAGCTTGGGCAACCATGATCTTATCCACAACCTCTGTTATAGCAAGATTCTGTCCATAAACTTCTTTTTGCAAGTTCTCTTGCAAGGTAGCAAGATTGCTCGATTCGGTTTCCATGATCTTTTCTTCAGGCATCTGAATCATCTTGGCAAGTTCAAACTGGATCTCACGCTCGCCAATGATACGTTCATCTGCAAGTTTGAGATTGAAACGTGAACAAGCCAAGTCGATCAAGTCAATTGCCTTATCTGGTAACTTTTTGTCTGTTTGATATTTAACTGACAACTTGATAGCTGAATCGATAGCATCATCACGGATCTTGACCTTATGGAAACCTTCGTAGTACTTCTTGATGCCTTTCATGATTTGTCGAGTAACTTCTAATGTAGGCTCGTCCACAGTGATGCGTTGGAACCTGCGCATTAGCGCACGATCCTTTTCAAAGTGCTTGCGATACTCTTCCCAGGTAGTACTGGCCACAACTTTGATGTTGCCTTTGCTTAGAGCCGGTTTCATCATGTTAGCGAGATCGTTAGCACTGTTGCCCGCGGATCCTGCGCCAGAGATCATGTGTGCCTCGTCGATGAACAGCACAGTCTTACCTTTCTTTTGTAGAGCTTTGATAACGTGCTTGAAACGTTCTTCAAAGTCTCCACGATATTTACTACCAGCCAACATAGCACTAATATCTAGACTGTATACTTTGTACTCTTTTAGGAAATCCGGAACGGAACCATTAACAATATTATAAGCAAGTCCTTCTGCTATAGCAGTCTTGCCCACACCCGGATCTCCCACAAGAATCACGTTGTTTTTATTACGGCGGCCCAGTGCCAGCGCAATGTTTTCTAATTCGTCAATTCGACCAATAACTGGATCAATCTTTTGTTTTTGTACTAGGTCATTTAGGTTGCTGGTAAATGCTTTGAGTGCTCGTTCGCCCTGGTTATCTTGTGGGCCTTCTTCCTCGTCAACTTCGGACGCATTGTTAATGTAGTCGTTGAACTTGTCTTTATCAATGTTAGCTTTGACAATGTAGTAATGACTCCAACTACGTTTTTCGCCCATCATGGCCAGGAACACATCTGTAGGTTCGATGCGTTGACGCCCATTAAATAACACCTGTGTAAACGCACGATTCAATACACGCTCAACGGCTTGAGTCTTACGTGGTTTTACTACAACATCTTCTATTGTAATTTCAGCACATTTGTTTTGCAAATAGTCAGACAAATCTTGTTTGAGATTTTCTATGTTGGCGCCAAAACCCTCCACAGCAGTGCTAAAACTTTCTTCTGACAGCATAGCAATCAACAAGTGTTCTATTGTTAGATATTCGTGATGTAGTTTTTTAGCAGTCTCAATAGCTTTTTCAAATACTGCTTGTAATGTATCACTTGGTTCAACCATCATTTCTTCCTTTGTTGTTTACGTTGTTTTTTAATAGCCATGGCCAATTTTAATGGACTGAGTCCGTCTGTAAAGCAAACACCGTTCAAGTGATCCAATTCATGACAGAAACATCTTGCATCAATGCCTGTTAATGTTATTATACACTTATTTCCCTGTGTGTCAAAGTATTCGGCATCGATGCTACTAGGACGTTTTACCTCCAACCATAAGTTGGGAAAGCTCAAACAACCTTCATCGCCGATTTGCATAATCTCACTAGTATTTAATATTCTTGGATTAAACATAGCAATGGTATGTTGCTCTTCTAAATGAATCACAAACACACGTTTAAGCAATCCAACTTGATTGGCGGCAAGCCCTCGCCCATGTTCTGTTAACATAATGGCAATCATCTCGGATTCTATTCTTGCGGCTTCTATACGATCTGCTTCGGTTTGAAACTGCCAATCGTCCGCGACAGTCTTTAAAATCTTATCGGGTGCTGTTACTAATTTTAGCATCTAAATCTTTAAGTTGAGCAATTAAAATAGGGTCTGTGATCACAGGAGTTTTTATACGTACAACTCCGACCAACTTGCCTTTGTACCCAGTAGTAAGATTTTTAAATCCATTACCGTGGCTGGCAAATTCAACCCCAGTTTCAACCCCGGGTCTAACATCAATCTCCAATCGATCTCCAGTCAGTGTCTTGATAGTTTTTTTACAGCCAATCATAGCCTCAACTGGCGTAACATCAATGTTGGTATAAAGGTCATCACCTCGACGTTCAAAGTTGGGGTCTTGATGCACAATCACAGTCACATTCAAATTGCCACGTGGCATTTGCGGAACGCTGTCATCTCCAAGTCCATTATAACGAATAGTTTCGCCAGTGTTGATGCCAGCTGGCACGTTAATCATCACAGTCTGCTGGCGTCCACTGGGCAGTTGAAAACTTGCCTCTACTTGTTTACCAGTAAATGAATCAAGTAATGTAACTTGGCATTGTATGTTCAAGTCTCTATTACGGCGTTGCCCAGGATGTCCGCCACGCATCTGTCCAAAAATATCTCCGAATGGATGACCACCTCCAAACATGTGTGCAAATGGATCAGCACCTTGAAACGGATTACCTGTATTGAAGTGAAACTGTTGCCCTTGCGGGAACCGTCGTTGATGATCATATTCTTGACGTTTTTGATCGTTACTCAGTGTGTC